TAATAAAGGGCAACCTTTGAAGTATGTTTTTAACTTCTAAATACGTAGAATAAATCTCTGTATCAAACAATTTATTAGCTTCAGCCACTTCTAGCATTGCTTCAAACAGCTTATCACTACCATGAAGATGGTTTCTGCTTTTATACAAAGAAAGCTCTGATAATTTATCTGCAAGACTCTTTGATATTGTGTTTAAATTATGACTTTTCTCAAACGTTGCTCTGTTTGATTGAATCAAATTGCTTATCAAATGCGCAGTGATAATTCTCTTAAATGGTTTATTTTCTCCTTTCATAAATGTTTCAATTGGCATCCAGTTATGTATATTAATTTGGGCAAGATTTTTTAATTCTCTTTCAGAAAATATGATAAATCCTACTTTTTTAAAATCTACCAAAGAGAATAATCTGTCCATAGTTTCACCATATTCAGCCTTACCGTACACCATTAGTCTTTCTTCTTGGTGCATTTTTGCTAAATCATAAATAGTGGAAACTTGCTTACTGTATTTACCTTGAACATCTCTTTCAAGAGGTTTTAGTTCCTTACCAACTATCTCACCTTTTAATTTAAGTCTACGAGCACCACCGCTAATTGTAAGATTTACCTTCTTTCTTGCATCCAACCATTCCTGTGGAATAACAATATCATCTATGTTTATAAATGATGATGTAATGGATCTTTGGATGTATTGAAACTCTCTAATTACATCTCTCCATTGATTTTTAGGAAACTTTCGTAGCTGAAGGATGTCATAATATGTACAATATTCAGAAAGTCTTGTTCCTTTTGTATCTAAAGGTCCACCTAACTCATAAGATTTTGTTTTCTTACAAATGTATCTGTCATCATTCCAACGTCCTGAAGGATATTTAAATTTCAGATAGTCCTTCATGTTACCAGTGAGCCTGTTGTTGTAAATGAGGAAATTTTCTTTACGAATGTCTGAAAACCTCATATATCTGTCATAATTGTGCTTGCTTTCTCTAAACTTGCCTCCAGTTATCTTAAAGTTTACATTGTATTCATTCAAAAGAAGCTCTTGATTTGATATCAACTTTTCTAAATCAAGAAACTTAATGTCCTTCATTACAGGCTTGGCAATTGCAGTGTTAGAGAAACTCTTAAGCGGTGAGACATCTAAATTTAAACCACTTACATTTACAAAACGTGATGTTTTGTTGTAATACTCAACCACTTGCATGAAATCTTCTGTTTCTTTTACACTCTCATTGTACTTTTTAATAAAATACTCAGCAACAAGACTAATTTTCTTCAATATCATATCTTTAGCTTCCTTGGTATACCTAATAGATTCTCTATTTGGAGTGGGGAAAATACCATCTGTCAAACTAAATCTTAAACCTACAGGAAACCTTATTGAAGACAAACCTAGTTTTTGTGTGTCTAAAGGATAATAAACATTATCTAGACAAAGATGCATCTCATCATTCTTAGCAATCCTACTAAACTGAAAGTGTTCAGATCTTAAGATTGAAAAGTTGTTGTCAAAGTCTTCTACATCAAAATACACACTCTCAAAGTAAGCCAATTGTTCTCTAATCTTATCTTTAAAGTCACCCCTATCGTAGTGATTAACAGGAACAATCACCTTTACACCATTTGGTTCTTGTGTAACAGTTTCATAGAGAAGATCTATAGTGTTAGTATCTTCTCCTTCATACATCATGTATTTACGCTCCATTCCATCCTTACGACAAACAAAATAGAAACTAGAACTATAGGCTAAAGGGGCTTTGAAACCTAGCACGGTTTCTCCTTAGTTTCCTAAGGCGTGGACTATATCATCACCCTATTACTAGGGGCTGGACGCTTTTTCATATGGTTACTAACCCATACTACTTCCTGTTATTAAGCAGACTATACTGCTCAGGTAGTCTCTAAACGTTCTACAGATGTATCTGTAGCTTCGCTTTTGATTGTCTTGTTAAACTCAATTACTTTGTTATACTTTCTTTGTAGAAAATAATTACAATTACCATACAAATATACAATAGCTTTTTGAACATCAGTTTTGACTTCTATCCAAAGGATATAGTTCATAATAGTCCTAACTTTTTCAGTTATGTAAGGTTTTTCTACTTGTAAATGTTTAGCTATTTCTAACAGAAAGTTTTTATCTGTTGAAGAAAATGCTAATACAAGTTTAAACCTATCCTGATGAGGGTTAGAAATACTATGAGTTGTCTTTCTTTTGTATTTGTAGCCTTGTTTTTTAAGAATTACACTACCATCACCATCTAAAAATCCTCTAATAAAATGAGGAATCATTTCAGGAGATAGTTGAGGAAACTTCATTCCTTCTTTGCTTTTTCTAATACTACAACCAAGATTTATTAAATCTTGACATAGTTCATTAGAGCTAATGTTAACACAAACTTGAGGTTGATATCCCCTTTTTATACTAGATGGAGTTTTAACTACATGTCTATGTCCTCCTGCAGCAGCTAACGATAATTGATCTAGAATATAAGAATCTCTTTCTTGAACTCCTATTCTAAAATTAAGCTGTCTGTTTCCAGGTGGTTGATAAACTGATCCGTCTGCATAAATAAAACCTAATATATAAGCTTTATATTCTGTGTCAATGTTCTTAAAATAAGTTGTATTGATGTTGTACTTGTATCCCATAAGAATGATATGTTTAGGATACAAAGTAACTAAATTTAATTTAGATTTCCAAAAATTCATCCAGTTATTTATTTACAAAATTACTTTTGTAACGGGCCTAGTTTTGTTGACCCATCATACCTAATTCTGTTGTAGAATTACGTTTAGTGCTCTTACCATACTTACTAATAATGTTCTTTACATCATCTGCATCCAGACCAATACCAAAATCCTCTACAGAGAATTCATATTGACCAGCAACTTCTTTAAATGCCACTATAATTGGTTTATCTGTCCCACATCTTCTGTGACTATCGAGTGCATTAGATGCACATTCTCTGATAGTAGAGCCTATTGAATCTGAATAGAGATTCTTACTTAACATCTGCATCAAAACTTGTGCAGAATCTAAGTCAAGGGACATTCCAATTGAGTCTTGTGACTCTCCAGCTTGTTGTACGATTGATTCGGTTTGTTTTTCTAAAATCATTTTTTAATGAAATTTAATGTTAATAATGCTTCTTTTGATTTTTCGTATTCTAATAAATCTTCTGGTTGTGTAAATACATCTTCTATATTTGTTACTTTCATTATCCTTGTAGAATGTACAGCGTTTATATAAGATTTCCATAAACATTTTATTGTAAATCCTTTTGCATATTTTTTATGATTCCAAGATTTGCTTTTTGCTTCATCAGTCAGTTTTGACCATTCTTCCCATTGATCCATACTCATTCCTGGACCTCTAAAATGATAATATTGTAATGTATTACGTCCTTTACCACAATACCAACCTAAGTTTAAATAATTACTATTGGCAATAGCAATAAAATCTCCAGGCTTTAATACACCGCCATATCTAATTTCTGTCATAATTTAGTTATTTTTTTTGATTAAGATTATTTGTCTTTCTGTTAAATTAACATACGATGTATGATTGTGATCATCAGGAGTAAACAAATAGGTTGTTTGTGTATAGGAACGAGCATTATTATTATGTGTATAATTTATAACCTTATCTTCTCTTCTGGTAGAACATTTCACAGCTTTATATAATGGTTGTTTTGTTCTCCAATGCACCCTATTACCCAATGCTGGTTTTTTTAAAACTTTCAGGTATTTAAAATGAGATTGACAAGAGATGATTATTTCATCTCCTATTTCAAGATCTTTAACTTCTATTTCTTGCATAATGATTGCTTTTAAAATGGCAGTATATCATCCAGCCATCTGATTTCAAAATTGTTGTTGTCTTTTAGTAATTTGTTCACTTTACCAAATACACCTTCAGTGTCCCATTCTGTTTGTTTATATGCTGCAGAAGCAGGATGGCTTAATGTGAATGATGTGCTTAGTGATGGTTTGTATTTTTCGTATCTACTTGCATCTTTCCCAAGAAACACTATAGGGACACCTTCATACGGAACAACATGCTCAAAGAAATATTTAATAAACGGTTCCCAGATAGCAATATGGCTACCTGCTACGTTAATCTCTGTAGTGAGACCTGCATTTAACATTAACACACCCTGATGTGCTAAATATAAGACATCTGGGCTTTTTGATGCATTAAGATTGAGCCCATTATATAATTCTTTTTCTACACCATTGTAGAAATTTTGAAGAGATGGTTGTAACACTCCTGTAGTGGAGCATCCCATTAGCAAACCATCTGCTACAGGAACACCGTTTCTCTGTGTGTGATAGGGGCACATGCCCATCATTATCACTTTTAGATTTGTAAGAGCTGTCTCTTGAAAACATCTAAAGACATTAGAAGAAATAGGGGCAATCTTCTTGCCCCTTTTTGCTTCTTTCTTAAGATGATCATAGATTTTGTCACACTCTTCACTTTCTATAAAAGGACGCATTTTTGAATGCCAGCTCTCATGAAAGAATGTTTCAAATTTATCCCAGTTCATTATTCTTCTATTAATTGTTTAATTGATTCTTTACACAATGCTATTTCATGAGATGGAGAACCACCTTCTTCTATCTCATCTTTGCATAGTGAAACTAAATCTAACATTTCTTCATATTTGTCTGGGTGGGATTGTTTCATTTCTCCCACCCATTGAATTAATTCTTTCATATTAAGCTTGGTTTTCTAAATTCAGTTGAAGTTCTAATTGTGTAAACATACTTTCTTCCATTTGTGGGATATTATCAACAATTATAGCGGGAGATGTGGATAATATACCACTTGCATTCACAAAGAATGAATGTGCTTTCATGTGATTATTCATCCACAAAGAAGGATGTAGTTCCTTCATAGCTAGTGTAGTGTGATTGTACAATTCCCACATAGAACCTGTAGCACCATAATCAAAAGAAGGATTGTTCATTTCTCTCTTGATAATATTAAGCTGTGTGCTCTGTATGATTTCTTCTTCAAGGAACATTCTACCAATAAGTTCTGCAGATGAACGCTTAGTCATTTCAATATTCTTCATTGTCTCACGTTCCTCTTGAATCTTTGAAAACACATCTCCTGATCTTTTGATGTATTCTGTGATAGCAGAAGGTGTAAACTCTTGCACAGATCCTATATGCTTCTTTCTGAATGCACCAAAATCTCCTGATACACATCCATTTTGACAAATAAATATACGTGTACCAATAGCAAACTTTAAAGAAAGACTCTTATCATAAGAATTCTGCCAACCTATTTGTAATTGCATTTCTGAATCAGCAATATTCTTAATTGTATATCTACCATTACCAACTTGACCATCTTTTGCTCCTGAATATGTTTCTTTGTCTAGTTCAAACCCTGCTTGATGTATGCTTTCTAGGGTGAGATCCATCAATTGTTGGTGAGATATTGCTTTATAACTTTTTGTAGAAACTGGAATTTGTGTATTAATTAATAATTCTTTAGTACTAACATAACTTTGTTTTTCCATAATTTTAGTTTTAAAATTTTTTATAATGCCAACCATTTTTTGTAATATTTCCATCTTTTATAGATTTATATATAGCAGATTTTTTATCAGAAACTAGTTTTTTAATTTCTGAAAACTTTCCTGTATATTTAAGTATATTTTTATGAAAACATTCAATTACCATTGGCGTATTTATATCTTCTTTATTTGGAAGATCTGTTTCTCCTAAATACCTAAAAATGTACCCTTTTATTTGATTGAATCTTTTTTTGCAACAATCTTTTATTGAAGAAACATTAATATTTAACTCTCTGCCAGCTTGATTTAAGCTGTCCCATTGTTTTATAAATTGTCCATCTAAAGAATATTGAACAATGGGTTTTCTATTGCTCTTTTTTTCTTCAGGAAACCTATATCCAAGACTACTTCCTGCTATTTTACAAGTATTATATCCTTTTGTTCCAAAAGGTTTAAGTAAATCAAGCCAATATTGTTCTCTTTTTATACATTCTTCTGGATTACATTTTTCCAACACTTCAAATCTTAATCCTTCTATTCCATATTTGTTTACAATTCTTTGTAAAAACGGAGAATGATGTTTATTATCTTTTAAATTTCTTAAATGACAAACCCATCTTTGTTTAAATCCTTTTCTCCATTTTGTTAAAGATGTAGCACTTCCTATATATAAAATTTTAGGATTATTTACATGAAATATTCTATATATTCCTGTCATATGTATATCTTCATAATTTGAAGATGTTCTACTCAGTAAAAAATCAATTGTTATATTTTTCATTTAATAAAATTAACTAATACATATAACATTACCAAATTTATTTTTTCTTATACGTACGGGTCTGTTGTGGAATATTTGCATTAACGAGAATCCCTTTTGTCATTGAATAATTGTCAGATGTTGTCATCTTGTTTTAGTTTTATTGTTGTGTTTAAAAATCTTGTTAAAATTCCTTCTAGGATTTCTATGGATATACACTCCACTTCATCCTCTTCTGTTGTTTCCAACCATTCAGTTTCATCTTGTATTTGGCTCACCAATCGTTGTATATCAACATCAGTGTATCTTCTTTCTATCATGATTTATGTTTTTTAATCCACCACTCCTCCTCCATAAAAGAGATTGAATGATTTTGCTTTATAATCATCACTCTGTAACCAGTCATTATATTTATGTTGCCATTCCTTAGAAGCAAACCTATAAAAAGACCCATTACAATAACGTAAGCTGTTGTTCTTTTTGTAAACTTTTTCAAATATTTCTATATCATCATCACCTTCTATAGTTTCTTGTCTTTTAATCTCAGAACCAGATGATGTATAACTTATTGTGTCCCAATAATCTAATTCTACATTCATAATAAACCTTTTTCTGTTAAACAATCTTTAATAGCTTCAAATCCATGAGCTTTTGCAAGATCTGCCCAGTCTTTAATCCCTTCTGCTAAATACTTACGTGGGACGTTAGTATATCCAAAATCAAACAATTTTGTTATCTGTTGGGAATTTTTAACGCCTGCCACATCAGAATCAAATGATAGGATTTGAACATCCGAATTAGCCTTTATGTATTCTAAGTTCTCTGGGGAGAAACATGCAACACCTTCATTTTGAACAGCACAACTACAAGGGAACACTTTTTTCATCACCATATAGTCTTTCTTGCTCTTATTTATAAAAGCCACTTTACAGTTGATTATATTCTCCCTACCATCCATTTCTGTTATGGGTACATTGTTAGGCACCCATTTAATCTTACGGTCTACAAATGGTCTATATATCTTCCAGTGACCATTGTACAGATAGCCAAAGCGTAAATCTGTTTCTTTTAAGGAAAACCGTTGTTTATTTAAATAAAGCTTATCAATCGAATAGATGTTGTTATCTCTAAGATCTTGTAAATCCTGGTGATACTCACTCCAATAAGCCAATTCTTCTTTTGTAAACTTTCTTGTAACAGCCTGAATTAAAGAATATCTTTTACCTGATTCTTCTGGTTGTTTATACTCAGCAGTGATTTTTTTATACTCTTCTGTAGCAACACCATTAGAAATACCAAGTCCAAAGTCTCTATCTATAAGAAGCAAAACATCGTTTATGCTAGCTAGATTAAAAAGAAGCTTTACGAACGTAAAACAATCACCTTTTATACTACCATCTGCAAAGTCTACAAATGATAGATTTCCATACTTGTTTCCTATTAAGAAAGAAGGGTTTCTTTCATTCCTAAATGGAGAAAGTGTAATTTGATTGAGCTTCCAACTTTTATCAGGCATATACCATCTAAATATATCATATTCAGATATTTTCTTAAGAACTGTCTCTGGAGTTAATTCTTGTTTTTTTCTACCTTTAATCATATTATTAAGAATAAAAAAAGCCCCCAATCTTTTGAATTGAGGGCTCTTGTTAGTATTTTATAATTAATAATCACCACCGTCCTCAGAAATAGCTTTGTCTGATGCAACAAGGTTATCTTCTGGGTTGTATTCTTTAAGATCCTTTAGAATAAAATAGTCTTTACAACCATATTCACCATTTACATTTAATACAAATCTCTCGTGAGGCTTCAAATCCTTTGATTTCTTTGTGCGTAAAGCAGCAAGAACATCTGGTTTAGAATAATCAACAAGTCTAAACTGCTTAATACTGTAAGCAGGTAAGAAAGCTTTGTTATACACACCCTGATACTCTTTAATCTCTTCTTCTTTCATTACACTCTTCACTGTAGCCAAAGAAACAACATTTGTGCACCACTCACCATCAATTTGATCTTTAAGATCTTTGATGTTACCTTTCATTAACTTTTTCCAATCCATTTGAAGAGTGGTTTCAGCATCACGATAATCTAAATTACCTAACCATGTGCGCATGAAGTTATAAAGATCTTCTTCTCCTACAAATGCTACACGAAAATCCCTTGAAGAGAACCATGTGGGAAGATTGTTTGCATCATCAGCCCAAGCACAAGATCCAATAGAATTGATGTATTGTTTCTTAGTGTTGTCTTTATTCTCTCTTTCTTTGTTCTCAAGGAAGAATGTAGCTTTAAATTTGTCTTTGTTCTTAACCTCTTCAAACCAAACATCCACTCTTAGTGTGGTGTTTCCATCCTGAGAAGTTCCTAAATACTCTAGTGCTTTAGAATCTTCCTTAATATCAATGTTAAGAAGTTCTTTACATTCTGCTGCATCAGGATTGATGGCAATTACAGAAGCTTCAAATAATCCCACTTTCTTTACAAATTCAGGAAGTTGGGTTTGTTCACGTTTTTTTCCTCCGATGTTCATTTTTTTCTCGTTTTTTAGTTTTTAATTATAATACTCGTTTATTCTATCTACAACAAGTTGTAAATTATTTGGAATTTTAATATCATCAAACATTCCATCAGGACTTTTGGCTGAATATTTCTTATATCTATTTGTTAAGAAATTGTAAGAAGAGGTTCCATCCTTATTCTCCTCCACCAATGTATATAAGCAAATTGTAAACAATCCTTCAAGTGTGATTTGATTGTCTAGCATTTTGCCAGAAGTTTTCATTTTGTATCCTATAATCTCTCCACCATCCTCAATAGTCTCAGGGTGTGTGAAATAGAATATCTTTAAATCATCTCGTAGTTTACGAGTTTCTTTGAATAAATCCACCATATCTTTTGCAAGAATAGTGAACTTTGTGTAACCAATTTCTGTAGCCTTATCTGCCATTCTAAAAGCCATCATGTAATTAGAATCTTCAATCACTACATTCTTTATGTGAGGAGCTTTATCAGAAATAGTTTTTAACAACCTTGTAATTTCTGTA